TAAATAGCACCACCGGCACCAATACCACCGGTAACAACTAAAGCGCCGGTTGTTCCCGATGTTGAAGCGGTTGAGTTTGAAATATTAATTATACCGGTTGAATATATTGCACCATTAACTTGTAAAAGTCCCGTATTATTTGTTGAAGTACCGATTAAAACATTACCCCCACTTGGTTGTAATTGTATAGGAGTTGTATTATCTGACATAAATAATTTTCCACCCGTTGAGTTTGTTGCAAATCCAAAATATTTGCTTGTAGTACTATTATAAGAATATAATGGATTGTCAAAAATGTATGAAGTACCTCTTATACCTATACCACCATTAACATCTAATGAATAGTTTGGTGTTATTCCAATCCCTAATCTTGTATTTGTATTATCCCAAGTAAAATTTGAAGAACCACTAACATTTGACGTACTTGTCCAAAAAGCAATTTGACTATTTGAACCACTACCCGTTACTGTTCCCGAAGAACCTCCCGTTGCGCTTAATGTACTACCGCTTAAAGAAAGACCCGAACCAATAGTTATTGAGTTTAAATTTCCGTTAGCATCAGCCCCTACAATTCTTGTTCCCGTACCCGATAAACTATTGAATGTTGCCGTACCCGATGGGTTTAACGTTAAAGATGTTACGTTTGTACCACCACTATTAACTACTCTAAATTGCATAGAAGTAGAATAGTCACTATTATATGTATTACCAAAATAAATACCCGCGTTACCACCCGAAGCATTTAATCCATAAGTAAATGAATTTAAGTAAGAAATAGTTGGAGATGTTCCCGAACCGCCCGATGGTAAATAAAATCCTCCATTTGCCGTTATACTATTTGCAAAAGTGGCAGCTCCGTTAGAATAAGCTAATGATAAAGCAGTAGTAACTCCACCATTTACAAGAAAATTCATATTATAAGCTGTTCCATCCATTTGAATAAATGTCTTATCTGTTCCTGATATTTGAAATGAAATAGCGGGAGATTTACTTATTCCGTTTAAGTATAATAAAACGTTTTGGTTTAAACTATTAATCGTTAAATAATTGGTGATTCTGCTTTGAGTTGCTACATCTAAGCCATAACTATTATCAACATGACTGCCACCTAAAACAACATTTCCCGTAGGAGCAATCCAAATTCTTGAACTAGATCCCGCATAAATTCCAAAATCACCCGTTGACCATTGGTCACGAGCAAAAACCCAATCAGTAGACGAACCACCTAAATTTGGTAACTTATAAGAATCGGCAGTAATTCTACCTTTAAAAGTAGCATTACCACTTCCATACATTAAAATATTATCTGAACTATTTGCTGAATTTGATATTCTAAATGCATCATTTGCATCATTACCATTTATAATTTTCATTCCATAACCCGTTGTAGAAGAATTAGTAATTGTAAATGCATAATTTGCCGCATTTGAAAAACTAATACTTGTTAATCCCGTTAAAGCCCCCCCCGATAATGGTAAATAAGTAGAACTTGCCGAACTTGTTGTTAAATATGTACTATTGTCATAACTAATTGTAGTCCCCGCAGCTTTTACAAAACCCGTTCCATTTAATTGTGGTTGGCCTCCTAATCCCGCCAAAGTATAATTTGGAACGTTTAAAGTATTTGTCACAAAAGTAGCCGCCCCGCTTGAACCCGTTGTCGTTAATGTTAAACCACTTGCTACAATTCCACTAGGAACAATAGTTATGCTTGTACCACTTCCTATAACTGAACTTGTACCATTGGTAAAATATGCTAATGCTGTATTTGTACTTGTTAAATTTCCTTTTGTTACTGCGGGTTCTTTAGAATTAAATGTAGTCCAATCACTACTTGTTAAATATCCATTTTGACTTCCACTTGCGGCTTGTGAACTTATTACACCCGTTGTAGAATTATAAAAAATGGGACTTGTTGCACTTAATGAACCTAAAGTGATATAATTTGCTCCATTTGTTATTTGTGTATTATTGGTAGGGATAGTTATTACGCCCGTTGAGTTATTGTAAGCGCCCGAACCCGCTGTAAATGATAAAGCCGCTCTAGGATAATATGTTTTATATCCCGAAAGCATTGAAGCTGTATCGGAAATATTAACTTTTAAGTTAAATTTTGCGTCAGATGCAGTCTTATTATAGTAAGCTGACAACATAGTAGCTGTGTCCGTGTAATTTACTTTTCCGGTAATTGCCGAACTTGTAATATATCCACTAGGATTAGTTTGTAAATAATAAGTTGAAGCAGCCGTTGTTTGCGTTAAATAAGTAGCCGAAGCGTTTAAAGAACGTAAATAAGGACTAAGCATGGAAGATGTGTCAGTATAATTTACCTTTCCCGTTATGGCCGATGCTGTGATATATCCGTTAGGATTTGTTGCACGATAATAACCGCTTAACATGGTCGCAGTATCGGTATATTTTACATTTAAAGCTTGTTTGGCATCAACATTTGTCTTATTATAATAAGCCGAAAGCATTGTTGCGGTGTCCGTATATTTTACCTTTTGTGCGTCTAATGCGGCCACACTATCAATACCCTTTTGACGCCATAACTTAGTTGAAAGTAAAGAACTATCCGCGCTTACTGTTTGACTAGATTTGATTAAACCATAGCTAGTCGAACGTAAGTAAGGAATAAGCATGGTCGCCGTGTCGGAAATATTGACCTTTAAATTAAATTTTGCGTCAGAAGCAGTTTTGTTGTAATAAGCTGACAACATGGTAGCAGTATCAGTATAATTTACTTTACCACTAATAGCTGAAGATGTAATGTATCCGCTTGGGTTAGTTTGTAAATAATAAGTTGAAGCCGCCGTTGTTTGCGTTAAATAAATAGCCGAAGCATTTAAAGAACGTAAATAAGGACTAAGCATGGAAGACGTATCAGTATAATTTACCTTTCCCGCAATATCCGCCGCAGTTAAATAAGTAGAATTATCATAAGATATTGTCGTTCCGGATGCTTTTACAAAGCCCGTTCCATTTAATTGTGGTTGAGCGCCTAAATTAGTCAATGCGCTTCCCGATGTTGACGCACCGGTTCCGCCTCTATTAACCGCCACAGCAACCCCATTCCATGTCGCGCTTGTTATTGATCCCGCGTAATCAAAAGTATTGGTTGACCAACTTATATTTGAAGGGGCTTGAAAATGCCTATCCCAAGAACCCGCAGCTATTGAATTATCCAATAAATAAACTTCGGCAAATCCACCGGAAGGAATAGAAACTATTAAAGTATTTGAATTATTATTTACTGTTATTGCGCCGGTAGTTTGATTGTTATTAAAAGAAAAAATTGCACCATTAGGCAAAGTTGTCGCATCGGGAAGTTTAATTGTTTGACCACCCGAACCCGTGATTGTATATGAAGGCGTAGAAGCAGTAGTTAATACTATTTGTGTCCCCGAAGCTGCTATATTTGTAAAGCCATCAAAGAAATTATTAGCATATAAATTATGAGTTCCTATGTTTAAATCGTTTGTTGCTCCGCTATATGGAACATATCCGCCTAAAGATAAAGTTCTAGCGTAAGGACTTAGCATTGCAGCCGTGTCCGTATATCTTACACGAAGTAAGATTTGCGCTGCTTGATATACTGAATCAGATATTAAAGAATTTATATTAGTTCTATAATTCGATAACATGGAAGCGGTATCGGTATATTTTACAGCCGAAAAACTTCTTTGATACGGACTTAACATCGTAGATGTATCCGTATAATTAACTTTTAAAGCCAATTTTGAATCGGTTACAGTCTTATTATAGTAAGCCGATAACATTGTGGCTGTATCGCTATATTTAACTTTTTGAGCATCTAAAGCCGCCACACTATCTATTCCTTTTTGGCGCCATAATTTAGTAGAAAGTAAAGTACTATCAGCACTTACCGTCTGCCCCGATTTTGTTAATCCGTAATTTGTAGCACGTAAATAAGGACTTAACATTGTTGAAGTATCCGAAATATTAACTTTTAAGTTAACTTTTGAATCCACAATAGTTTTGTTATAATAGGACGACAGCATAGTAGCCGTGTCAGAAATGTTCAATTTTAGGGCTAAGGCAGCCGTTGCGTTTGCAGTACGGTAGTAAGGTGACAACATTGTAGAAGTGTCCGTATATTTAACGTAAGGGGCTAAAGAAGGTAAGTTTGCCGTTCTTGCATAAGGATTTAGCATATTTGCCGTATCCGAAATATTTAATTTTAAGGCCAATTTAGCGTCCGTTGCTGTTTTATTATAGTATGCCGAAAGCATCGTCGCCGTGTCGGTATATTTAACCTTTTGCGCATCTAAAGCCGCGACGCTATCTATTCCTTTTTGACGCCAAAGTTTAGTCGATAATAAAGAACTATCGGCGCTAACGGTTTGCCCTGATTTCAATAACCCATAATTAACAGAACGCAAATAAGGGTTAAGCATATTAGACGTATCCGAAATATTAACCTTTGTAGCTAAAGCCGCCGTTGCATTTGCGGTTCTGTAATAAGGCGAAAGCATTGTTGCCGTATCGCTATACTTTACAGCCGTTGCGCTTTTTTGATATGGGTTTAACATGGTTGCGGTATCCGAAATATTCAATTTTAAGGCTAAAGCCGCTGTCGCGTTTGCAGTACTATAATATGGGCTTAACATATTAGCCGTGTCCGTATATTTAACGTAAGGGGCTAAAGAAGGTAAGTTTGCCGTTCTTGCATAAGGACTTAACATTGCCGCTGTATCGCTTATATTAAGCTTTAAAGCTAGTTTGGAATCTATTACAGTCTTGTTATAATAAGCCGACAAAAAAGCCGCTGTATCCGTGTATTTTACCAAATATGGCAAATAACCCACAGCCAACCACTTTCCCGTAGTGTCTAATTTTCTAAGGTATGGGATAAGCATTGATGCCGTGTCGGTATATTTTACCCTAGCATCTATTCGATTACTCAAAGATGTCGTATCCAATCCCGATGCCGGTGCTAATCTTAAACGTCCGTTTTGATCTACGCTTAAAACGCTATCTAAAGTTGAATTGTTCTTATATTTTGCAAACGTTAAACTATCGGTATATTTATATTTACCGTAGATAACAGTTTGACTTTTAGCCAAAAAGGGTAGTAATACTACTAAAAATATAAATATTTTCTTCATTATAAAGTAATTGTTTGCGTGTACAAAATAAATAGGTTTTCACCGGCGTTCAATGGATCTATTCCCACAAATTGAATAGTTCCCGCCACACTATCAAATATAAATTCGGTGTTTTTCAATGGTTTGATTTCCCTTTCAATTTGCAAGATATTCATACCTTGTAAAGCTATAATTGTTATAAATGTTTCCCCACCGACTGCGGTGTAGAACATTGACATTGATTTTATATACATAGATGTGCCGCCCGGCGGGTTTATTGGTTGAGGGTTTACCGCTAATACCGTAGGATTTTCAGTTCCTAATATTTGGAAATAGTTGTTATTGTTTATTCCGAAAGAAGTTGCAAAAACAATCCCCGCGCCCGTTGTTTTTTTATAAATAGTTTGATCCGTTATAATAGTATTATCCCATAACATCGCCTCATTTGAAAATGGCGCGGTGTCGGGAGTATTATTGTTATCTTGCAATAATTTTATGTATTCATCTAATGTCCCGTAAGTATTTAAACAAACGTCGCTAAAAGATTGTCCGCTATGGCAGTTATAAGTTGGCATTTGTTAAATTGTTGCATTAGGGTTTATAATAAATTTACCATCACTTGATAACGTAACTAACGGATTAGTAACGGTATATCCATCGGATTGCAAATTTAATCTAATTTGTTTTGTTAATTCTTGAATTTGTGCCGCTCCTTTTTGCCATGCGCCAACGCCTACCCCATCTTGAGGATATTGCTTCCACCAACCCGGAAAACCGTTAATAGTATCAATAATATGCTGTTCGTCACTTACAGCAATAACAAAATCGCCATTTTGAACTAAACAATCATTGTTTACTAGATATATATCGTAATTAGACGCCATAAGTTATTTTTTGACTTTCAATATCCGAAGTTGTTGTCGGGGTTAATGATCCGCTAATAGGTGTAGTTGGTACACTTGTAGGGCTTCCAACCGCCACAACTCCATGAGTATGCGAGTTAAAGGTAGTAATTAAATCGTTTACTTTATTCTCAAGGTTATTCAATTTTTGTACCAATGGGCTACCTTTTACCAACCCACCGTCTGACCCATCATTAAGCGTTATGCTACCATCTTTAAGTAATTCAATACTAGCAATGCCGACTTGTAAATAGGCGCGGTCTACGTCAGAATAAAGGGCTATAAATGGATCGTTGCGGGTAGAATACATTATTACAACAGTAGATCCAATGGAAGGAACTAAAAGCCATCCATCGCATACCGCCGCTTGTAATTGGACGCCCGATAAAGGCATCTGATCACTTATAATACAAGTACACGTATTTCCTTCAATACTATCAACAGTACCAATCATCATTTTTACCCTATCTTCCGTAAATGTTCCCGAAATCTTTTGAATTGCGGTTATTATACTGCGATCACTCATATTTTTATATATTTATAATCTAAGTGAATAATTTGTCTATGTCCATTAATTCCGCCGGTATATTCTACACCTCTAACTAAATAAGTTCCGTCACGATCCGGCATTTTTAAATCTTTTATTACCACATGATCCCCTAATCTTACATAAGGATAAGCAAAGCTCGTAAAATTGCCGTTAAATCCTTCATAATAGTACTTTTGAAGTTCTTGGATGCCTAATTCTGCTAACTTATCAGTAGAAGTAACATTTGGAAAATACAAAGTTCTTCTTTCGCCTTCTACGTTTGCCGGTAAATCTTCCCCTTTTTTCTTTACAATAGACTTAAAAATACCCGAAGCATCATTGTAAACCAATACGGTTAAATGCTCTTTTTTGGTTTTTTCCTCCCCTTGTTTGTTATATCCTCCCGCTATTGTATTTATAGATTGTACTACCGCCGAAAGCTTTATATCCCCTTTTCTTTTAAATTCTAATTGATCGCTAATGATATTTTGCTGAAATATAAAAGTGCTAGTTCTAGCCTCCGATAAAATATAAGGTTTTAAGCCTACTCTTAATTCGGTTCCTCTAAAATAACTTTCTATATGATATTCTTTTCTTAATCTTGAAAGTAATTGTGCCACCGATTCATTTTCTATTATAAAACTACCTATACTTACAATAGATGTAGTGTTCACCGTATAAGGTGTACCATTTAAAAGATAAATCAATAAATCCTCCAAAGATTTTTCTTTTGGCCAAACTTGACGCTTACAAGGGATTTGTTTTAAAGCCCACATATTGTCCTCACATTCCAATTGAATAGGCTTTTTAGACGTTACCGCCGAAATAAATCCATCAAATACTTGAGTTACCGAACTGTTTCCGTCTTCTAGCCAATATCCGTAGCTTATTTTAACTTTATCACCCCTCAAAAATAAATTCTTTATTTGCAAATTAGGCTGTGTTCCCCCCATTGGTATTAAATTACCGGTCTTTTGGTCTTTAACATAAATGTTTTTAGGGAACGTGATTTTAGCTTGATTGGTTAAATCAATCCACGTATCGGTAGCCGAAAATTCATTCACAAAATTAAAAGTGAATTTCAAATTTCTTGCCGCCTCCCCCGTTATTTGGGTGATTTGCTCAAAACTTATTTCAGTAATTGGCCTATACATTTGGTTGCGTTATCTTAAGTTCTACGGGATTGTCTGAAATAGCATCTATGCTAAACATTTGGTAACTTATTCCACCTTCTACTTGAGGGATTGAATAAGCTTCTATAACAATATTGCTAATTCCTAAGTTATCTAACCACCACGCCGTAATTGATTTGCTTACCGGAGCGTCTAACCATGCTTTTATAGCCGCTACCTTTTCAATTGGATAACGTCCATTAGATCCGGTGACAATAGCATTTATCTTAATCTTGGCGTCATCCTTGCCTATGTATTCTTTTACAGTTCCATCCCTACCTTGAATTTCAGTCTTAATAATCCTTATTGGTTGATCTAAAGTTATAATAACAGTTTCTAAACTTATATCGGTAGCGTTAGGTTGTATAACATTGCCTAAAAAATCGGTATAAGGATCAATATATTTTAAAGTTAAATCGCTATAAATAGGTGTGCCTAAAGCCGAAGTGCCAATAGGAAAATTTGGATATTCCTTTAATTGCAATTCGGGTCTGCCTAAATATGGATTGTTTTGTTTTGTATTTATTACAGCTACATTGCTAAGTTTATAATATCTAGCTAGTTTTAAAGCTGCGCCCGTTGGATTAAATCCGCCTTGTACGTTTATTAAACTCATGATATACCCGCTTGAATTTGTGAATCATTAATTGCGCCCAACAATACATTGGCTACCATTTCTTGAACTTTGTTTGCGCCTTCCGTCATATTTATAGTGCTAATCTTAAATTGTTCAATTAATTTACCAATGGTAACATTTACAGTAACTACTTTTTGACCCGTAGCGCCTTTTGGTGAAATATCCCCGACTTGGGCTTCATCCCCAACTTTTCCACCTAAAGCCTTGCTTGGTTTGTTATTTAAAGCAGCGTGAAGCATATTAAATGCAGCAATATCGGATTTTTTAATTTTTCCCGTATTCCAATCTGCATTTAATTCGTTTTTTAATTCTTTTATAGAATTATTGTATTGAGCAACTGTAATTTTTCCGTCTTGAAAACTATCTTTTAATGCTTTATTTTTTTCTAGTATATCGCTTACTACTTCATTTTTGCTGAAATCACCCATTTGGGATTTTATCCACTCCGATCTTTCATCCGATTTGGGATTCAATAATGAATTTGCTTTTTTATAACCTTCTATTGCTGTTGCGTAGTCAGAAATCGCGCCGGTTTGATTGCCCATTATAAATTTAACACCGGAAGAAATTCTATTGGCCATTCCTATAAGTAAATCGACCCATCCGGTTGCTACTCTGCCTATTTCTCTAAAAAATGCAGTAAGCTTAATAACTTCCTCGTATATTTCATGCAAAGCCGATGCCCCACTTCCACCTTTTTTAAAGCTAATAAAGAAGTTTTTAATATCCTCTCCTAAACTTTTAAATTTATCGCCAATTGTATTTAAAACGGGACTTAATGTTTCTAGTATTGATGTAGCCGCTTCTCCTATGTTTAAAGAAAAAGCACCCATTGATTTGTTAAAAGAAAACAAAGGATCTGCGGCGGCCGCTGCTCTTGCTGACCCTTCAAACTCCGTTCTTAATTCCTTCATGATTGCTGCTTGGGCTTCTGCTTTATGGCCACTTAACACCATGTTTTTAATCATTTGGGTTTGTTGCTCGTTAAAGTTTACACCTACACGTCTTAAAGCTGTAACCCCCTTAATAGGGTCTTGTAAAGCTTTACCCACTTGAATAGCCGAACTTTTAAGGTCTTGTCCTAAACGGGTGGATAAATCCGCTATAATCTCACTAGCGGGAGTAAATGAACTTTTTGTAATTGAAGGAAATGTCAATAAAATAGATTGCATGGCCAAAATTTCAGACCTAGAGTATTTCATTTGAGTGGCTAAACTTTTGGCGCTTTCTTCTACATCTTGAAAGGTTAATCCCGCTACCCCTTTTGTAGAAGCTAAACCCGCTCTAACTTGTGCGGCGGCTTGTTCTAATTCGTGGAACTTTTCCACACTTTCTTTAACAAATTCACCACCCTTAAAAACGGCAAAACCAACACCCAAAAAACCTAATGCGCTTTTAACCGCCCCCATTGTAGTTTCTAATCCTTTTGCGGCCGTATTGGCTTCGCCTAACTTACCGGATAATAGATCCTTGAGTGTAAGGGTATATTGAACATTTTCGTTTATTGCTGCCATTGGTTAGTTTTTTGAAGGGCGTATTTTAATCGTCCTATATATGTTGCTAATTTATCGTCATTCAAATCGTCCGGATCTATTTTAAAATAGAACTGTACTAAACATATCCAATGCGTCACATCGTCACAATTATCGTCTATAAAAGAATCAGCTATTTTTTTTTAAACGTATTAGCCGCAAATCTTATAAAACTATATGCTTCCAAAGCCGCACCCATATAATATTCGTCATTTTCGGGGGATTCGCTGTAAATCCTAGAATCGCTTTCTTCTTTAATTAAGTAGGCGTCTATAATCTCACTAGCGGCACTTACCGGGCTTTCCATAGCCTTGTCCATAATACGAAGCTTGACAAATCTTGGCGGTTCTTTTAAATAGCCTATAATTTGATCTTCGCTTCCCTTGATTTGAAATACGATAGGATGAACTTTAGCGCCATGTTTGATGCTTAGTTCGGATGCTTTTAATTCGATTTCTTCTTGTGTCATGTTTAAGTATTTGTAACAAATTTAGACAAAAAAAACGGGATATAAAAAATATCCCGTCTAAACTTAAAAA